GAGGAAACCCAAGAAGAAGTCGTTGAAGAAACATTGGCTGAAGAAATGCCGATGGAAGACAAAGTAAAGGAGATTGTGATGCCTATCATTGAAGAAATCAAGGCTGAACTTTCTGCTATCCGTGAAGAAATGGGTGCTTACAAAGAGAAGATGAGTTCCGTAGAGGAGGAGAACGCAAACTTGAAAACCGAGTTGTCCTCACAATCTGCTGCTAAACCTATCAAGCACAACCCCGAAAACGCTCCTAAAGCAGAAGTTAAGTTGGCCTCACGCCGACCACAAACTTCACTTGACCGAGTGTTAGCAAAAATGAATAAATAAAAAACCACAATAGAAAATGGCCACGACCACTTCAATCACTACTACTTACGCTGGTGAATTCGCGGGTAAGTACATCGCTGCTGCTCTTTTGAGCGCAGACACCCTTGACAAAGGTCTTGTTGAAATCAAGCCTAATGTTAAATACAAGGAGGTTATCAAGAAAGTCGCTACGGGCGATTTGGTTGCTAACGCTTCTTGCGACTTTTCTGCATCTTCTTCTTTGACTTTGACGGAGCGCATCTTGCAACCCGAAGAGTTCCAAGTGAACTTGCAGTTGTGTAAGAAGGATTTCCGTTCTGACTGGGAAGCCGTACAAATGGGCTACTCTGTTTATGACAACCTCCCCGCCTCTTTCTCTGACTTCTTGATCGGCCACATTGCTGCTAAAGTTGCTCAAAAGACCGAGCAAACTATTTGGGGTGGTGTTAACGCTACTGCGGGTGAGTTTGATGGCTTCGTTACTTTGATGACCGCTGACGGTGATGTAAACGATGTAGTTGGTACGACTGTAGACGCTTCAAATGTTATCACCGAGCTTGGTAAGGTTGCTGATGCTATCCCCAACGCTTTGTATGGTAAGGAAGACTTGACCATCTATGTTCCCCAGAATGTTGCTCGTGCTTATGTACGCGCTTTGGGTGGCTTCGGTGCTTCTGGTCTTGGTGCTGCTGGTACGGACAACAAAGGAACTCAATGGTTCGGTGGTGAGCCTTTGTACTTTGACGGAATCCGTGTTGCTATGGTTTCTGGTCTTGCTTCCAACAAGATGGTTGCTGCTCAATCTTCTAACCTTTACTTCGGCTGCGGCCTTATGAATGACTCACAAGAAGTAAAATTGCTTGATATGAGCGACCTTGACGGCAGCCAAAATGTACGCGTTATTATGCGCTACACGGCTGGTGTTCAGTATGGTATCGGTTCCGACATCGTATTGTACTCTTAATTAACCGAAATTGACTAACCCAAAGGAGGGCTTGGGGCACACCCTCGCTCTCCTTTTTTATTTCAAATAACAATGGCTTGTGATTTAAGTACCGGACGTACAGTCCCTTGTAAAGATGTAGTAGGTGGCATCAAAGCAGTTTATTTCTCCAATTACGGAGATTTGGGTGCTATCACCTACGATGTAACGAATACCGATGCGATTGATTCTTTCGGTGGCACTCCCGATGCTTACCAATACGATGTAAAGGGCAATTCCTCTTTCACGCAGAATGTGAACTCATCTCGCGAGAACGGAACGACCTTCTATGAGCAAGTATTGGAGCTTACCTTCACCAAATTGGATAAGGCTTCACACAAAGAGTTGAAACTTATGGCCTACGGACGGCCTCACGTTTTTGTTGAGGACTACAATGGTAATATCTTTGTGATGGGATTGCTACACGGAGCAGAAGTAACGGGTGGTACGATTGTAACGGGAGCAGCAATGGGTGACTTGAGCGGTTATACCCTTACCTTGACTGCCCAAGAGCAAGTACCCGCCAACTTCATTGACAACACCTTGAGTGGTGCTGGAGTGAGCGTTTCTGCAACGCAGATCAATCCTTAATAGGTGTGTTGAACGGAGGGGGGCTTATGCCCCCTTCTAACACTTTAGACAAATGAACCAGAATATCCTAAACAAACTACATAAGTTCACTTCTGCCCAAGAGCCTATTAAGGTGGAATTGGGAATGGCTGATGATTTCTTAAAAGAATATGAGAAATTAGAAGGAGAAATAGTATCCATAGACCGTAAGGCTCAACAGGCAAATTCTCTTTTAAGAAAGGCTGCGGAAGAATATGGTGAAGCAGCAAAGAGGTGGATGCCGATTGTCCAAAAAGCAGAAAAGATTGAATCAATGGCTGAAGAACTTGGGGTAAAACTTGACGGAAGACATTTAGAGGCAATCAAAGAAGCCAAAAGAAGTTTCAAATTTGATGTAGATTTTGCAAACAAAATGATTGCTCACGCAAGAGAATTTTACAATTTAGCATAATGAAATCAGAACAATCCGTATTTAACAAACTCCAAAAGTTCTCCGCTAAAGAAGAACCGATGAAGGTGGAGTTGAGCATCAAAGACGATGTTATAAAACTTGAAAAAAGAGCGGAGGGATTTCGTAGTGAAGCATTAAAGCAACTACAAAGTGCTATAACATCTTATGAGGCAGCATCTCAATCTCACGGTACTGCTATGGATATTGCTGAAAGAGGCTTGGCTCAAGCAAAAGAATTAGGTGCTGATGAATTAGTTAAATACCTTCAAAAAAGTGTTGATTTCAATAAAGGAACTATTAACATTATTGAAAGAGCAGTAAATGGCTTAAAATCAAGTAGAGTTAAATAAGATATTCTATTCACAACTTAAGAGGCCACCTTCGGGTGGCTTTCTTTTTGGAATAAACTTTGGCTTTTTAGTTATTTAGGTACGATGCACATCCTACAAGTATCCGAATCCTCTCAATCCATTGTGATTATCCCTCGTTCCTTTCCAGAGAGCGTTACTTTGCAGTTGATTGATGAATCCAAGAACACTACGGCAACACCATCCGTAAGCGTGTCCTCTGCAAACGGTTTTATGACCCTTACAGGCACTTTCTCCCTAACCAACAACCGCTACTATGGCTTGAAGGTTTTTGATGGTTCTACGCTCATTTATAGGGATAGGATATTCGTAACTTCACAAACCGAATTTGACAAGTTCACGGTGAACCAAAACATCTATACGGAGGAGGAATCCTACAACAATGAATTTATCTTGTTATGAGTAACATCCGATTTGTAAACCTATCCAACTACACCACTCCCGAAGTCAAAGAATATCGGGACAAGGATTGGGTTGCCTATGGCGAATCAAACAACTACTTCCAGTATCTGATTGACCGATACAACGGAAGCGCAACAAACAACGCCATCATCAACGGCATCTCCGAACTCATCTACGGAAAGGGATTGGATGCTACGGATTCCTCACGGAAGCCAGATGAGTATGCTCAAATGAAATCTTTGTTCTCAAAGGATTGTTTGCGTAAGGTAACGGCAGACCTCAAGATGATGGGTCAATGTGCCTTCCAAGTCATCTACTCCAAAGACCACTCTCGTGTAACGGAGGTATTCCATATGCCTATTGAGAGCTTACGAGCCGAGAAGTGCAACGAAGAAGGGGATATTGAAGCCTACTACTACGCAAAGGATTGGAGTGCCGTAAAAGACAAGAAAGAAACCCCTATGCGTATTCCCGCCTTTGGGTATAGCAACGAGGGTATTGAGATTCTATACATCCGTCCCTATCGTGCGGGATTCTACTACTACTCACCCGTTGACTATCAAGGAGGCTTACAATATGCCGAGTTGGAGGAGGAAGTAGCAAACTACCACCTCAACAACATCAAGAACGGAATGAGTCCTTCTATGTTGATCAATTTCAACAACGGAGTTCCAACGGAGGAGGAGCGTTATATGATTGAGAGCCGTATCGGTGAGAAGTTTAGCGGTACGAGCAATGCAGGTAAGTTCATCCTTGCCTTCAATGACAACAAGGAGATGTCCGCTACGATTGAACCCGTACAACTATCCGATGCTTCCGACCAATACCAATTCTTGGCTGATGAGGCAATGCGTAAGTTGATGGTCGCTCACCGCGTTACCTCTCCGATGCTTTTGGGTATTAAAGACCAAAGCGGACTGGGTAACAATGCCGATGAGTTGAAGACGGCTTCTACCCTCTTTGACAACACTATCATTCGCCCCTTCCAAGAGTTGATTTTGGATAGCGTAGACCAAATTCTTGCTTTCAACGATATCTCTTTGAATTTGTACTTCAAGACCCTTCAGCCTTTGGAGTTCCAAGACAATGTAGTTGTAGACCAAGAAACACAAGAAGAAGAAACGGGCGTTAAGTTGAGCGCAGAACCTACGGATGAATACTTTGACAATGCCTTTGCGGAATTAGAAGCTCTTGGTGAAGTCATTGATGAATCCGAATGGGAATTGGTAGAGGAAGCCCCCGT